ACCTGAAGTGTCCGTTCCATGGTGACTCACATCAAAGTGGAACTGCAAACCTAGACGAGAATCTATTTGTGTGCTTTGCTTGCGGTGTACAAGGAAACAGTTTACAAATCATAGCACAACAAGAAGGATGTGACATACGTGGGGCAGCAAAATTCGCAGAAGGAACTCTTGGGCATAGCGTCGAAAAAGTACCAGGAAAGCATCTATCAGGCAGAGGCCTACCTTCGAAGCAGAGGTATAACTCTGGAGGTAGCACGGTTGGCACGATTAGGCGTAGTCGCGGAGCCTGAACCAGGTCATGAACAGTACACGGGGCGCTTGTCAATTCCTTACATCACTAAGACTGGCATCTCAGACATACGCTTTCGCTCACTCAACCCTGCCGTTGAACCTAAGTACATGGGCATGGTAGGAGCTGACACTAAGATGTATAATGTATTAGATATTGAACGAGCGGGCGACTGGATTGGAGTATGCGAAGGTGAACTCGACACCCTTACTATGTCACGATGTGTTGGAATCCCATGCGTCGGGGTACCAGGAGCAAACTCTTGGAAGAAACACTACACAAGATTACTTGCTGACTTCGAGCGCATCTTTGTTTTCGCAGACGGAGACGGACCAGGACGAGAGTTTGCAAACAGTTTGGCAAGAGAACTACCAGTCACTATCGTGGGATTCGGTGACGGGGAAGATGTTAATTCGGCGTACACAAAGTACGGTGCGAGTTTCATTAAAGAGAAGATGGGATTAACTAATGAAGAATAAGATTAATCCTTGTCCAGAATGTGGACAGCACTTTGATAATGTGTTCGAAGCAACAGACCATCTACTTGAAGATGATGAAGAGTTCGACCCAGCATTGGTATTGCCTAACGGCTATCGCCTTATGATTGGTTCGTTGTTACGCTGTATGTACCGCTATGCAAATGACCCTGAACAGATACGAACGATAACACAGGACACGTACATGACTTTGTTCTCAGCAGAGACAGACCCAGGTACGGTACTTGAAGTTATCGAAGATATGATTGTTGGCTCTAGCATGGTGGGAATTGATGATGAACTTAAACAGCTACTCGAAGATGGAGAGTGAAGAGATATGGCAGATTATTCAGTATCTAACGGAGTTAGGATTACCAGTAGAGTCGGTGTTGAAGGACGGCGCACGGCTGAAAGTAACATTAACAATCCCGCTATTGCACGCGAAGTCCACCTAGAGGTGCACCTTAGCAACACAATCAAAGAGTTGTCTGACTTGTTGTTGAGTAAGCATAAAGACTATGGTCCTAAGAATATTTCCCAAGCACCAGGCGGTGCAATCAATGGCCTGCGTGTACGTATGCATGATAAGTTAGCACGAATCAATAACCTGATTGACAGTGGTGCAAACCCTGAGCACGAATCCTTAGAAGATTCCTTCAAGGACATGGCTAACTATGCAATCATTGGGTTGCTGGTTTTACGAAAGCAATGGGACAATGACTAACAAATCTTCATTCGATTTAGACTTTGGATACGGACGCAAGGGCGAGCAATTAGTAGATGAGTTGCTTACTGGTGGACGTACTGTCGAAGTAAAACGTGACCGCAAGTGGGCTAAGACTAACAACCTATACATTGAGACTGAGTGCTTCTTCAAGAAGATTGAGGACTGGGCACCATCAGGATTGGGTGTGACTGAGGCTTCTTACTGGGCGTTCGTACTCGAAGAAAGCACACTCATTGTCCCAACAGATGCGTTGCGCTATGCAGTTAAAGAGTTTGGTAGAGAGATTACGTGTAATATCCCACCTAATTTGTCTAAGGGATTCTTGATTACAGTAGATGATTTAATGTCAGCAACACGACTATACAAGAAAGCAAAGGCAGATGAACTGGCAACAAATTGAGCCGTGGGAATATGTAATCACGGCAGTAGCCTCTGAGTATCATCGCAAGTTTGACATGGTTGAACTTGAAGATATCAAGCAGAGTCTATACGAGTGGTTTGCTAAGCACCCTAACAAGGTAGCTGAGTGGGAGAAGATAGGTAACAAGGATGCAAAGAACCTTATCTATCGTAGCCTTCGTAACCATGCATTAGATTACTGTCAGAAGTGGAAGGCAAAGTCAGTTGGCTATGACGTGTCTGATATATATTACTACGAGTCAGATGTTATAGAGGCACTGCTCCCTGCTGTGTTGCGTAACGAGTATGGTGTTACTCATAAGTTAAACTTAGGTAGACCAGGGCGTCCAAGCGCCCCATCTGAAGGTGGAAACTTATCTGTCATGATGATGGAGATAGACTCCGCATACTGGAAGTTAAGTAAAGAGGATAGAAAGATACTCTTCTTCCGATATGCAGAGTCTATGGACTACAAAGAGATAAGCAATTACTTATCACTAGGTAGTGATGACGCAGCACGCATGAGAGGTAACAGAGCTGTCAAGCGACTGGTCAATAAACTAGGTGGGTTCAAGCCATACTTAGACTATGATGCGCCAGAGCCAGAAGACAAAGAGCCAAGTGAAATAGTACAAGGCTACAGTACCGACAATGAGAGCAATGGGAACGATGATTGGAAAGAGATTGACTAGCAACCTATAAGTCAAACTCTTATCATTCATCACTAGGTCGGTACTCCCTATCGAAATCATCTTCTGAATCTATCATCTGTTGTATCATGCCCTCTAAGTCCAGCTCTGCTGGGTCAACGTGTAGTGCTTCCCCATTTACATTGTAGAACTCTTCAATCTCTTTCATGCTAGCAAACTGTAGTTCATCAGACTGTAAGTCACAGGCTGAACAACCACCAGCGTCGCATACTTCACATACCATTTGCTATCCTCCTGTTGAATAGAATCCACTGCCATTAAACTTGACAGGTGGTGCACTGTACACCCTTACCATTGGCTCATTGCAACTGTCGCAGTAAGGTATGATTTCCTGTTCTGTCATACCTCTACTGATTGTGATAGTGCTTGAGTCAATCTCACATTTGTATTCGTAGCTAGCCATTAGTTTGCTCCTAAGTCTTCACTTCTTGGGTAGACAACAGTTTGTGCATCTGCCCATGGGTCAATAGTAATAGCCTCTAAAGAATTTTCTATAGCATTACGTAGTTCTCGGTGCATCTCTCTATCGTTCTGTATGTACTCACGGTTGGCTACAACCTGATGTAGAAATTCAGTCATCTTCTATCTCCGTTCCTTCTGGTGTTGGTGCTGTTGCTAGTGTACCACACTCAGCGCACTCCATGTCAAGGAAGTACATACCAATCTCTCCGTCGTCATCAAAGATAGTCTTGAGATTCCAAATCTCACAACCACACGGGCACACTAGTGTAGGCTCACCGCGTATGTCCATAGCCTGACTGTAATCAGGGCGCATTTCTGTTACATGCTTAGCCATTTTGTAATGCTCTCATTCTATTCGTAAGGATAATAACTGGTTCGACTGCATTGGCGCAGTCAATTGGAGTGGCGTGAAAGTATTGTTCTGTTTTATGAGTCGCTCCCCAACCTTTCTTGTTGCTTAACACAATCTTAACTTCTCCTGTTACCTCTTTGTGACATGAGTTACACATAATCTTTTCTCCCATTAGTAGTTACCATTCCTTTTCCAATGAGTCCATGCGTCGCATGGTGTGCCGTATCTGTAGAAAATATAATCAAGCCCACGTTCTATCTGTCGTGGTGCTGGTGTGTCAGGGTCAAGTCCCAACAGTTGTGGAATCCCACCCGCATGCTTCCCCATTACACGGATAGGATTAAAGGCATCAGGATTCCAAGCGGATTCCTTACCCCACAATCTGTTGAGACATGACACCTGATTATCTTTCCACTCGTTGAGTTTGTCTCTAGCGTATGCCTTGCTATCTGCCTTACTCCAAGTGACTTGCACGCCTTTGTCTGTTGTGTCCGTGGCTGTCTTTGAGTTGTCGGTTAATAGCAGAGCTACTACTACGAGCAGTAAGAATGTTAGTGATTTCATTTGGTAGTTGCCCTTACTCTGTGTGCGAAGTTAATCATAGACCTGCGATTGTTCCATGTTAATGGGACAGATGCAAGTAGGACACGCTCACCAGGTAGAGTGCCTCCCCAAATTCCATTGTCTAAGTTCTCTCGTTTCATACCCTCAGCAAAGCATTCAGCCTTAGCTGGGCATGTGTTGCAGATAGATAGCGCGGTCTTTACATTAGCGATACGTTGCTTGTACTCTGGACTATTTTCATTGACGCGATTGTTCTCAGCGTCGCTGTCGATAGACTCGCTGAACCATAGGTCAGGGTTCTCATGACCTGTGCATAGACCTTGCATACTCTATCTCCTATCTCTCTAGTGCTATCTCTGTCATCTCGTCGAATTCTTCGTCGAGTTCTTCTTCATCATCATACCCTAATGCTACGTCGTCGTCAAGTGGTGGCTCGTAACTCATGTTCTCCCCTTAGTGTAGTACTGGTCGGTAGATAGGTATAACAGTAGCATTGACCAGCTTGCTACCGAACGTTGTTGCTTCTTGAATACTAGCGAACACCCCGTATAGTATGCGGTCGCCATCTACTGTGGTTAGCGTGACAAATCCAACAGGTGGTTGTTCACTACTGTATTCAAAACCTTGTACTGTTACTGTACTCATTGCCTACCCTCTCTTAGTTGTTGTGTGTGTTCTGACCTACAATCCATGCAGTAATACTTGTATTGTACTGTATTGCTTAGACTAATGTCAAATACCCACCTATGTGCACAACCAGCGGTACTAAAGATAGCACGCACTAGTCGCCATGATGGTGTATCCCACCAATCTTGAACGTTTCGTATAACTTCAGGCAGATTATAGATAAGGTTACTATAACACGCTGGTATGTATACGCCACGATAGAGTGGAGCGTACTGTGCAGGGAATACTGGTGATGATTGACGCTCACGTTGAGCAACAACCTCATGTAGAAACTCTGCCATAGTATTTCCAATCTGTAAAGTTAAGTGAGCAGTTTATACACATACTCAGGTGTATTATCTCAGGCATACCCACGCATCATGGCTTGGGGCTTAGCAGAGATAAATTTTCTTACGCTTCGAACACCACTTCTGTGTAGCCATTGAGTCGCTCATGTGTAGTGATAAGACCCTTGCTACCTGTGATGTGCTTGTATGTGCCGTTACCTAGCGATACCCAAACCGACTTAGGCTTGAAGCGTGTCTGTGAAGGTAGTGCTTTCACAATAGTGCCACGCTTTGGGTAGTCACTTGATGTATCAACTGCGTTGTATGAAATCTCGTCTGCGATAATGCGTAATTCCTCAGCGAGATTTAGGATTGTGTCGTTAGACATTTGTTACCTCTCTAGTTAGTATAGGAAATGGGCAAGGCTTCGTTTGCTTTGCCAATCTTTGTTCGGTGTGTAACATAGGCAGTCATCTATCATGATTGAACAATCAAAGCATGACTTGCACATGTTACAGTAGTACGGGTTGTCTGTCAAATCCGTGGCAGACTCACAGTAGGGGCAGACTTCTAAGTCTACATCTACTGTGTAGTCCCACAGTTTGTCGGTATAATCTATGGCTTTGACAGGCTCTAAGTAGGTAGTACGCTTATGACTTTGGTTACTCCACCAGATACCTTCATTGTCCCATGAACCAGCCGACTCGTTGAGTAGATACATAGGGTGTTGTGCTGCTGGGTCACATGTAATGATAGCAATCTTGCTACCCTTAGCCCAAGTCTCAGCCATTATCCATACGTTATCGTCATCAAGTGCGGACACGCCACCAATTCTAGGTAGTGTATCCTCAGCGAAGACACGCGTATCACTACGCTTGTCGGACTTGCCGATACTTATGTCAAGCACACCATTGTGTGCTAAGTAAGTACGCTCATCATCACCAACCTTGAACGGGTGGCAATTCTGTTCGTTCTTAACACCATGCGTGGCGTATCGTGCGTGCCACATGGCGTATCCGTCTGGGAATTGCTTGCGTAATTCCAAGAAGCGTGCAATAGATTTTTTAGCAGACATGCTACGCTCTGAGATAA